GTGTTACCCTACCCGCCTAGTGTCAATAGTTATTGGAAAGCGAATGGGCATAGGCGTTATATCAGCCTAGAGGGCCAAGCATTTACGCAAGAGGTATCTCTTATTGTCAAAAATTCGCGCGCGAAAACCTTTGGCAATAAAAGACTAGCAATTAATATTTGTATTCATCCACGGTCAAAACGTAAGTTTGATTTGGATAATACATTAAAGGCAATATTAGATGCATTAATGAAAGCTGGCATGTATGATGATGACAGCCAAATTGATTTCATTGAAATTGCTAGAGGCGAGCAAGTTGACGGTGGTAAAACCGTTGTTTATTTATATGAAGATCAAGGAGATGATTATGGCAGAAACTAAATATGAACCAAAACCAGGCCAAGGCTCTGCATGGCCTAATGACCGTAAGTCAGAAGATTGGCACGCAGATTATCGCGGCAAGATTCTTTTGCCAGACGGCACAGAACATTGGGTAGATGTATGGGATAAGGTAAAGGCTGATGGTGTGGGTTTTCGCACAATCAAGATTGGTAATCGTGTGGAAGGAAGCAAACCCGCGGAAACCAGGACAGCACCGAACCATAATCCGGCTGGTCAGGTTGTGGAAGAACTCGATGAAATTATGGACGATATTCCCTTTTAATGAGTGAAGCTAAAAACAAGCAAAAACCTATACCAAGTTTAGCTGGCTACGGTGGTGTACGTAAACTGCAAAAGAGTTTAGAACGTAGTAATACGTTAGCAGCCAATCGTGAAGCCGTAGCATACAGTTTACTTTGTATGGCAAACACAAAAATTACGGATGTTATGGAATGGGATCATGAAGGGAATGTTCAGGTGAAAGCCAGTAAAGACATTCCCGAACATGCATTGCAATCGATTAAATCCATTAAGATTGACCGTGATGGAAGAATTGCCATTGAGTTTTGGGATAAGGTGCAAACCTTACGTTTACTTGCGAAAGCAAGTGGCTTGTTAGATAATCCTGATGAATCGGATCGACCATCCGTGATTGGTATTAATGTTAAGGCTCCGGAGATAATTGATAATGACGAAACCGAGTGACACCCAAGTAGGTGGTAATCACTATGCACAAATGAAAATCCAACCCATGGAATTTTCTATGGTAAACGGATTGAACCCCATGCAACATACGGCTATTAAGTACATTGTACGAGTAGATCGTAAGGGTAATGGTGATGAAGATATAGATAAAGCAATACACACATTACAACTTTGGAAACAATGGAGGAAAGACCATGGAAATCAAAGCAGAGATTGAATTGTTGCGCGAGGAGTTTGCTATGGCTAATATGAATAACACACGTGTTATGAAAATCATAGATGAGCTATGGCAAGATAATCAACGTCTTCGACAGTTACTCAATGCTAAGCATCCTGATATAGACGACGATGAGCAATAATAAAGAGCGTAGCAAGAAACAGCTTGCTGGCCCTGGTATTGATTTAGATTTTAGTACCAGTCCTGTTGTCTATAACTTTTTACAAAGCAATAAATTTGTTCGTGGATTGATGGGGCCAGTAGGCTCAGGCAAATCTTACGCCTGTGCTGCTGAGATTATGATGCGTGCCGTTAGGCAAAAGCCATCCCCTGTCGATGGCATACGTTACACTCGCTTTGTTATTGTACGTAACTCTTATCCTGAACTCAAGACAACAACGATTAAAACTTGGCAAGAACTCTTTCCTGAGAATACGTTTGGGCCAATGCTATATACTCCTCCGATCACTCATCACATTCGCCTCCCTTCCCGCGGTGATGCTGCGGGCATCGATTGTGAAGTGATATTCTTAGCATTGGATCAGCCAAAGGATGTGAGGAAACTCTTATCCTTAGAGCTGACTGGCGCATGGGTGAACGAGGCAAGGGAGTTGCCCAAAGCCGTCATTGACGGACTCACCCATCGTGTTGGTCGTTACCCCACACAAAAAGATGGTGGCCCCACATGGCATGGTGTTTGGATGGATACCAACCCAATGGACGATGACCATTGGTGGTTTCGTTTATCTGAAAAAGAAAAACTCAGTGGTAAATACGGTTGGGACTTTTTTAAACAACCCGGTGGTGTTATTGAAGTTGGTGCAGATGAATTGCCTGACAGTCCAGAAGCAAACGATCATATCTTTTCTGGTGGGCGTTGGTGGAAGATTAATCCAAAAGCAGAGAACGTAAAAAATCTACCGTCAGGGTATTACATGCAAATGTTAGGCGGTAAGAATTTAGATTGGATCCGTTGTTATGCTGAAGGTAAGTATACTTACGTACAAGAAGGTCGACCTGTGTGGCCTGAATACAATGATCAAATGATGAGTGGTGAAGTGGATTATGATCCAACCTTACCGATTCATGTTGGTCTTGACTTTGGTTTAACGCCCGCTGCTGCGATTGGTCAACGATTAAATAATGGCAGATGGGTAGTATTGCATGAGATTGTTACCGAAGATATGGGACTAGAAAGATTTGGTCAACAGTTATTAGCAGAGCTAAATGCACAATACCCAAAAGCACAAGTGTTAATTTGGGGTGATCCCGCGGGTATGCAGCGTGATGCTATTTATGAAGTAACGGCATTTGATTATTTAAGAACGCTAGGACTACGCGCACAACCCACAGCATCAAATAACTTTCAAGTCAGGCGTGAAGGTGCAGCAGCACCTATGCAACGATTGATTAATGGGAAACCAGGATTAATTATTCATACAAGTTGTAAGCGGTTACGTAAATCATTAGCCGGCGGTTATCATTTTAAACGTGTCAGCGTTGGTGCTGGACAAGAACGTTTTAGAGACAGTCCTAATAAAAACGAACATTCACACATTGGTGATGCGTTTGGATACTTAATGTTAGGTGGAGGGGAACATAAACGTATGACCAAGTCTAATTTAAGTGCTAAAACGATTATTACACAAACTGTTGTTAATTCAGACTTTGACGTGTTTTCGTGATGTATAATGAAGTTGATATTATAAAAAAGATGCCAACTGGTAAGGGGGTATTTTATTTACCGTTTCATATTGAGCATGGTTATCAATGTAAGGCAGTAGACGAGTATGACTCTAAACAAACTACGATTGAAGATAGAATCCGTATGTTGGACGGGCAGTCTAAGGCTGGCCCTAGTATTACTGCGTTTGCTAATAATAAGCCTGTCGCTGTCTTTGGTTGTGTGCTACTCTGGGTTGGTGTTGGTGAAGCGTGGGCTATGTTATCAGAAGAAGCAAGACACTATCCTATTACCATGACAAAAGCCGCTAAAATATTTTTTAATGAATGTACAGGGATTTTTAATTTACATCGCTTACAAATTACAGTAAAATCTACAGATAAGCGTGCTGTTGGCTGGGCAAAAACTTTAGGTTTTATTCCTGAAGGATTGATGATTGGTTACAGTGCAGATAAAGATGACACATATATCATGAGGAGAAAGTAATGGGTGGATTGATAGGCGGCAAGCCAGATAATTCTGCTGCAATGGAATCTTTACGTTTGCAACGTGAACAAGCTGACACTGCACGTAAAGAAGCAGAAGATCAAAAAAGACAATATGCAGAACAATTATCATCAAAACAACGCGCAAGACGTGCGGGTGGACAACGTTCTTTACTTGCTGGACGATTCTCTCCAGAGCTAGGTGTTGCACCTGAAGAAGAAACTAAAACAACATTAGGAGCATAATATGGGAAAAAAAGTTGCTAAGGTTGTTACTGCACCCGTTAAAGCGGTAGGTAAAGTTGTTGAATCCGTTGCGAAGCCGATTGTAAAAACAGTTGCCCCCTCAAAACCTAAAGCTGCACCCGCACCCGCACCCGTTGCTGAAGCAAAAAAAATTCAAGGTCGAGATCCAGCGGCAGAACGTGCAGCAGCAAGACGTAAGGCAAGAATGCAAGGTGGCGGTTTATTATCAGGCATAAGTTATATAGGTACAGAAGGTTCTGCTGGCGGATTACCACAACTAGGCGAAACAGGTTTAGGTATTCGTAAGTCAGATTTAGGTTATCCACCGGAGGTTTAAAATGAGCGAAGATAAAGATAAGTATCAAGACGTACCTATGGGCAAGGATGGTAAGCCTACTCGTAAATATATGGAATGGGCATTTCAAAATGATAAAGAATTATTTCTAGATTTACAAAACGAATATTTTACAACCAAAGGCACAATGAAAGATAACATAGTGCTAGATAAAATTAAGAGTATGTTTAAATCTGATAAAAAGGATAAAAAATGAGCAAACCTGGATTATATGCAAATATGAATGCGCGTAAAAAAGCTGGCACTAGCCGACCAAAATCAGAATCTACTATTTCTGATAAAGCGTATAAGAATATGCTAAAAGGTTTTCCTAAAAAGAAAAAATAAATGGTTTTAACTGTTACAAGAGAATCAGATAATACTAAGTCAAGATTTGTGACGCTAACACAAACTGATGAGAATAATGACCAACATGTAACAGGTAGTGAACGACCGCTCATTACGGTAGATGTTAATCATCATAGGTTGCATGAAGGTAATGCTTATTTTCTTTATGAGAATAGAACAAATGGAACGCCATTAGTTGATACTGACTCAATTGATTTTGTCATTGCATCTGCATCAGGTGTACCCATGCACATGACCATTGGTGCTGTTTGTGGTGGTGATGCTGAACTTTATTTATATGAAGGTGCAACAGCTACAGGCGGCACAAGTAAGACAGCTGTCAAAAGAAATAGAACAAGCAGTAAAACAAGTAGCACAGCAGCATTACTTGATCCAACCGTATCATCTAC